ACCGCACCTGTAAAATTTTGCATCGCGCCCGGCGTCCTCCTCCCGGAGATACCGGCACGCGCGGCAGACGCACGTAGCCATCACGACGCGGGGATCCATCGTACCAGCAGCGCCGCCGCCATCGTCGACGTGCTCTGCACGATCCTTGCAAAATTCGTCATTTTATCCTCCTCCTATGGAGAGGGCGGCAGGTATCGAGCCTGCCCTCCGCGGCTTGTGCTCTCGCCGCGGCCGTCCCTTGCGGGCCCTCAGGTCGGGCGGATCACGCGCCGCCCTCCGCGCCCTCCGGCTTGAGCCGGAGGGACTGCAGCCGTTTGTAGTTTCGCTCGAGCTTCTGGATGTCGATGCCCCACGCCTTGTATGCCGCCTCAGTGTTTACATGGGTGGCGTTCCAGCATGGGATGCCCATGGCATCCATCTCCTCCTTTGCGAGCGCCTTGAGGCGATACAGCGTCCCGTTTGATGTCTCAAACAACGCATGGATGTCTTTGTTGCTCAGCTCCAGCCGCTCGTAATAGAGCCGCAGAGCCGTCTCGAGGTCCCGCACCTGCGGGACCCGCACCCGCCCGGTCCTCATGTCATTGTCCTCCTTCTTTGTCATTGCGAGGAGGCCGAAGGCCGACGTGGCAATCTCTGGCCCCCGCGCTCTCTCACTCATTCCGCTTATCCACGGCAACAATCATGCCGTAGATACAGCCCTTGACGGCTGCCATCTCCGCCGCCGTCATCTGCCCGGCCAGCGTCAGCAGCTTGTCCGTCATCTGCTTGAGGCTTTCGCTCATTCTTACCCACCCCCTTACTCCGCCGCGATGTACCCCATCGCGATCTTGGCCAGCCGCCGGAGCTGGCTGCGCGTGCGGCGCATGCGCTCGTCGGCCGTGACCAGCCGCGTCCATGCCTCCTTCTCGGCGGCGCTGTTGACCAGCTCCGGGATCAGGTTGCACCATTCGCATTCGGCGTCCTGCAGCTCCCTCCTGCACTTCCCCGATTCTGCATCCTTGGCCCGGAACTTCCGCATGCCCTCCCGGTCATTGCCCTCTGCCGGATTCGCGGTCGGGTTTGCCGTCTTCTCCGCGCCCTGCTTGGGCTTTTCGTCCCCCTGCTTTTTGGCCTCTTCCGTCATTATCCCCGTGAGCAGCGCCAGGATCGCAACGCCGCCGCCCACGTCCTTGCCCCTCAGCTCCGCGCTGTAGGCATCGAGGATCGCCGACCGCAGCTTCCAGCTCACGCTCTGCTCCTCTTTGCTTCCCGCCGGTTCCTCCGGCAGCATCTCCAGCATCAGCCGGTACTTCTCCGGCATCGCCGGGATCTCGATCTTCTTTTCGTTGTTCATTTCTTTTTCTCCTTTCTGGCGCTCATCCGCGCGCCTGTCCGTAAACCTTTCCCCGGCCCTTGTGCCGGGGCCTCCCCGGTCTTCTCGTCCGCTTGACTGTTTTGCTCACCACGACCACCTGACCGCTCTTGTCACGGTAACAGTATCGGTGCACCCAGGTCTCCATCGTTTTCTCTCCTTTCATCCCCTTACTCGTTCTCCTGCAGCTCCGCCATCTCGAACTCCGCATCCTTGTAGCCCTGCAGCTCCGCCAGCGTTTTCAGCAGCTTCGCGATCTCGCGCCGCCGCCCGGCGTAGCTCACATACGGGCTTTCGCCCTGGTACTTGTACAGGCTCTCCGCTACGGCCTCCGTAACATGCAGATCAATGCAGGTCTCGGCGACCTCCTTGTAGCTGCTCATGATGTAGGTGATTCTGACTTTCGGCATCTCTCTCTCCTCCTTTTTTCATTTTTCTTGCAATCCGCTCCCCCGCGTGGTATCCTTTCCGCGAAAGGAGGTGATTGTATGTCTGATTGGGTCATCCCCTTGGTTGCCCTCGTCCCGGCGATCCTGACGGCTCTTTCCGGCCTCCTGCAGCCAGCACTGAAATCCCGTTCCGATTCCCGCGCTGCGCAGGCAGCCGCTGACCGGGAGCGCTTCGTCTCCCGCTACGATGACGCCGTCGCGCTGCT